CTAATAGCGGAGCATGGGGTGGTAGTGCTTTGCCTATTAGTGCTGGACCTGGAATTAAATTCGAGATGGTAGATAATACGCTTGTGGCTTCTACTGATGAAACGGTGCTGTGGAGTAGTGCGCCAACTACATTCACATCAACGTTTACTACAAACGAACCTATCACCAACTTTGCAGAAATAAAAGCGTATAGCATGTTATTTTCAGATAATGAATATATGGGTGAAGTTCATACTTATGATGTGCATGCGCTGACTGCAACAAATGAACTAAATCTTGGTTTTGTTTATTTGATTGACAATGGCTGGAGATGTTGGGGTGCAAGTAAATATCATATAACAAATAACACAGCATTTAATATTTTTAGTGCTGGTAGAAATTTCTGTGGTCCTACTGCTACTGCAAATTACGGAACAAATGGTTTAATTGAAGCACAAAACGGTTGGATATATAAAGTTGTCGGTGTTACAAGAACTGGAGGCAACTAATGTCTGATATTTACAAACTACAGTACGCCGGTAATACTTTAACTTATCCTGGTTGGAATGGGTATGTGGGTTATGACAATGTACCTTCATATTATAGTCTTACATTACAGACTGACGGTCATGGAACATTATCCGCTACAACTTTAACTGGTTTTCCCGGTGATACAGTTACTTTATCACCTACTTACAATACTTACTATAGATTCAATAATTATTCTGTAACTGGTGGAACTATATCTGGAAATACATTTACTTTTGGAAACGAAGATGCTACTGCACAAGCTAATTTTAAAGTTAACTACTTTACTGCTACGGGTTCTATGGGATGGTCTACATTAAAAGGAACTAGAGCTGGTGCATCTCAAACAAAAAATGCTGTATTAAATGCCTTTACAGGTTCAAAACCATCAAATTGGCCAGCTATAGGGGGAGCATGGAACGTGTCTAATGCAAGTGCTTATAAGTTAAATGCGAATATAACATTTAATGTAACGCATGAAAAACCAGGTTATACATACAAAGCACAAAGCTATGCTGCTATACGTATAGGGACGACAAATCAAACAACTGGCGGATTTGGTGCTACAACTTATGCTAATACTAAATCATATACATTAAGTATTTCAAACAAAACTACACAAGGTTCGCTAAATACAACTGGTTCCATGCAAATTTTATCTACTGCCATTAGCACAGGTTCTATGGCAGCAGGGTCAAATGGTTGGACCGCGACTGGCATCGCACCATAAGGAGAAATTATGGAAGATTTGTTAACAAACGCTTTCTCTACCGGAGACATCAAGATGGTTATAATCGCAGCCATCTTGTATCTCATAATTTACGGTCAGAGAAAACAGACTAAAGTCAAACGAGACGATGCTCAGGAATCCATGGACACAAGAGTCAAACTGTTGGAGAGTGAGATACAAGAAATAAAGAATTTAGACTTAGCTACTAAACTGGCACAGATTCAGACTGACTTGTCGTGGATCAAGGAGAAGCTTAAATGAGAACTGAAAAGCATATTGTCAACAAGACTTACGGTAATCACCAATTAGCTAGGTATATAGATGTTTACGAAGTCACTACTTCTACTGACGGTCACGGTACAATGACCGCTTCTCCTATGTCTGGTTTCGCTGGAACTAATGTAATGTTGAGCAACACTCCGAATGCAAATTACGGTTTTTCTGGTTATTCTATTACTGGTGCAACTTTGACAGGCAATCAGTTCACTCTGAATAATGACGTAACCGCCAAAGCTTGGTTCTCTGCGGTTCCATATTATACAGCAATGTATTTTAATAATGGTTCTCCATTCCAGGGAGCTACCGCCTTTACAGGTAGCTATTTAACTGCGGATAATAATCCAACAATCGATTATTTCCAACCTGTATCAAGAGTTACAAAATCATATACAGTTTCCAGAAATCTTACTGCTATGAGTTGGGACGGCACCGCTGTAAATTTGGAATTTACAGGAAATATATTTGCTTATCCATCACCAGTAAAATATAATGATTTTTATGGAATGAAAGATAAGTATACAACATATAGTGAAGTAAGTGATGGCTTAAGACATAATGTAACCGCGGGCTATATGAAATTATCTGCAACAGAATCTGCATTTATTACGGCTGTTTATATTGATGTAACAGGTGTTACTAATAATGTAAACGGAAATGTAAATAATCTTAAGATTAAATTAAATGACCAAACTTTAAACTCTACAGGCTATATGATAAATGAAACAGGTTCAATTTACACATTAAATAATGGAAGTCCTGGAAAAGTTGTTTTATCGTCACCTATTGTTATAACCGGTAATAATCAGAAATTAACATTTTATGTCACAGGGACTGCACCATCAACGGGTCACACAGTTTCTAATATAAGACCAAATTCTGCTGTATGGTATGGTTATATTAGTGGTCTCCATTCTTAAATAAATAATACAGGAGTTTTAGCATGAAGTATAATGCGAAATATAATAGATGGTTTACGAAAGACGGTCTTGTCTATAGATACGATAAAAAATCAGATAAACTTGTATTATTAAATGGTTCAATCAATAATGCTGGTTATACGGCATATTGTGTAGGAGTAAATGGTGATGATATTCACTTTTTATTGCATAGAGCGATGTGGGAAACATTTAAGGGAGAAATTCCTAAAGGCATGGTAATTGACCATATAAATTGTAACAGATTGGATAATAGTATTGACAATTTAAAATGTGTCACGCCTAAAGAAAATCTTAACAATCCATTAACAAAAAAGCATCATAAAGATGCCTGCAAAAATAATGGTATTAACAAACGTGGTGATATTACATTATTAAGTGATACTGGTTTGAGTTTTTTAAACCATTATGGTATTTATCCATATCAAGATAGAGCATTATACCATAAAGAATTAGAATGGCGTCGCCGTCATAATAAGAAATTCAGATGGGAGGTTTAAGTGAATCTTTTAAGCGAACATAACCGTATTTTAAGAGTTGGTGAAGGTGGATCTCAGGAATACTTTCCAGGTCCAAATATTAACATTACTGACCATGTAATTTCTGGTAAGTATTGGGATAACGAAATCAATTCCGCAATTTCTTCTACATCTGGTGACATTGTAAACGAAGCATTTAACCAGTCTACAGCTTGGGTTGATGAACAGGGTTATTTGACTGCTCATCAAGACGTTTCTAACCTTCCATATGTCCAGAATTCGGCATTAGGTTATAACGGTAATCTAATTTCGTCTATTTCTGGTGACGGTTTCTTTGCTGAATCTGCAAATAATTCTTATCATGCAGACGATGCTGACCATGCAACTTATGCTGACAGTGCAACACATGCTGATTCTGCTGATTTTGTTGCAACTGCAAATTTTGCTAATTCTGCTTCTTCTGCTTTGAATGCCGAGATTGCCAATGTTGCATATACAGCCTTAACTGCTAACTTCCTTGACGGTGGTTGGGAATTAGATGTTGACGGTTTTATTACTGCATACAATAATTCTGCTTTTGCAGGTGCCGGCGGTGGCAGATACGAAGGTATAGAACCGATTGTTGTCAACAACGATGAGATGAAGATTTCTGCAAAATCTGCTTTACTTGGTGTTCAGTCACCTCTCTATTTCGTTGAAGATAGCGAAACAGCTACGATTATTGGTATTTCTGGTGGTACTGGTGTTGAATATTCTGGTATTGCTCCTATTGTAGTTGACAATGAAAACCACTTGATTTCTGCAGAATCTGCTAAATTAGGTGTTCAGGGTCCTTTATATTTCGTTGAAGACACTCCATCTTCTACGGTTATCGGTATTGACAATTCCGCATTTCCAACATTCGAAACAAACTCTGAAGGAGAAGTTTCGTCCATTAATGGATCTGCTATCTATGCTTCTAATGTCGTTGAATATAGCGCTGGTACTAACATTGATATTACTGATCATGTTATAAGTGTTACTGGTTCTGTTGCTTCTGCTGACAGAGCTGATTATGCCGTTTCTGCTACTTCTTCTCACTATTCTCACAGTGCAATCGAAGCCGCTTCTGCAGATTCTGCAACTTACGATAATTTAGGTCGTGAAATTACTGCTACATATTTGACCGCCGTTACTGGTGATAATACTCCATACTCTGCTGGTGCAAATATAGACATTACTAACCATGTTGTAAGTGGTAAGGACTGGACTTCAGAAATTCAGGACGCTTCTGCCAATGCAGTCAACGAAGCAATCAATACGATAACCGCAGTAGAATTCGCTAACTCTGCTTCTGCTCTTACAACCTCTGCTGGTTGGGATGTTACAGAATATTCTGCTGGTGCTAATATCGATATTACTAACCATGTTGTAAGTGGTAAGGACTGGTCAGATGAGATAACTGCTGCAACTGACGGTGTAATGTTAACCTCTGGTTTGGAATATGATAGTGATAACTTTATAACTGGTTATAGTGGTTCTGCTTTTGCTGGTCAAGGAGGAATTGAATATGAAGGCATTGCACCGATTATTGTAAACAATGTTGAACATAAGATTTCTGCACAGTCTGCTAAATTAGGAGTTCAGGAACCATTATATTTCGTGGAAGATTCTATTTCAGCCACAGTTATAGGTATTTCTGGATTACCAGAAGTTGAAGGTGTAATGTATGAAAGTGCCTTAGGAAAATCTGATAATAAGATTACAGGTTATAATGGAACTGCTTTCTCTACAGGTTCTACTTATGACGTCAAGGCAAGTGCTAATATTAGCGTATCTACTGCTGGTAATACTTTTACGGTTTCTGGTAAAGACTGGATGGATATTATTAATGATGCTGCTAATTTTTCTTATACCCAGGCTACTGCAAACGCTTCTGGTAAATACATTCCTTATACTAACATAACCACAGGTATTTCTGGAACTACTGTTTACAATGTCGCTTCTGGTATTCGCGTAACTGCTGCTTCTGGTTGGACCGAAATGTATAACCAGAATAAAGAAAACTCTAATGAAGCACATTTACAAGTTGCACAGAACTATACTGGCAATAAATCCTTCTGGGCTGAATTAGACGGTGCAGGCGGCGGCATCTTACAGATGAACTGGAATTCTGGAACTATTGTACCTAATGCCAATTCTAGTTATGCTGATGGAACTACCGCAAGTTTAGACATAGTAAATGGCGCTATTGTTTACCGAACTGCTGCACACAGCTTGACTGCTACAGGCGAAGGTGGTGACGGAGAAAACAAGATATGGCAAATAGGTTCTGAAAGAGTAAGATTCTGGAATCAATGGGGAACTGCTTCGTTTGGCCCACTTGGAATGGAAATCTATGATTCTGCAGGAAATAACCGTTGGTATACTACTGCTGCAGATGGAGCTACAAGATTTAGAATTCAAGGATCTGGTCAAAATTCTGCAGGTATAGCTATAACAGGCGCAGTTGATTTAACACCAGCTTATATCAACTTCTACGATCAATCATGGAATGTTAGAGCTACGCTTAATTATGAAGAAATTAATGCACTTAAAGCTTTATTGAATCACGTTCAAACTGCTTCTGCTTCTTGGGTTAACCCTTCTACTGCAACAGGTTCCATCTAAATAAATAATAAGAGGTTTTAAATGGCAATTACAGGTATTTCTTCTTATGACGGTAAACAAATTATTGCAGCTGGTGCTCAGTCTGCAACTAAAGCTTATCAAGACTCTAATGGTGATGTAATTACAAGCAAATATCAGACTACCGCTAACATGTCTAATTACCAGACTACTGCTGGAATGTCTGATTATGCTACTACTGCATCAGTAACTGGTAAACAAGATACCTTAACATTTGGTTATACTGATGACCAGATTTCTCAGATTAATGGTTCTGGAATTTACTCACAAGGTGGTGGCGGTGGAGGCGGTGTTGTAACCGCAACAGGTGGAACTACAGATTATGTTCAGACAATAAACGGTAAAAATATTTCTGCAACAAATGCTGGTTCTGCTCTCAGTGCTACCGACGCATATAATTTAACAAATACAGCTATCAAGGTAGCTTCCGCAGGTTCAGCATCTACTGCTTATACTTTGGGAAATACTGCAATTAAAGTAGCATCTGCGACCAGTGCTACAAATGCCAATACTGCCACTTGGGCTTCTAATGGTGCTTTATTAACTGACATTTACAATAGTGCAGGATCTGGCTATAGAGCATTTACAGCTTTAACCGGAACTTCTGGATATGCACATTATTATCAAGGTGGTATGGCTAATTGGTGGAATTCCACAGCTAGCAATCCATTATGTATAAAGATTAATACTGCTAATTTCTGTACTGCGGGTTCTGTATCTGATGCTCATCTTTTCTTAAAACAGCTATCTGGTCCTGAATCTGCTTATACAGCTACAATGCTGATTAGCAATTATAAAACCAATACACAATGGGCTGCAAAAGAAATTGCAACTTTTGGAGGTGGAGTTTATGACCAGTCTAATACTGTAAATCCGCAATATTTACTATGGAACGGAAATATAGTCTTTAATGCTCAGCATGGTGGTTGGAACCAATCTATTACTGGCATTTTCCTTGGTGGTTCCTGGACATCAAGTGGTCAAGATCTTATGCTTAATATTACTGGTATTGTTTCTAAGTAATAAATATATTAAAGTGTAAAATTATTTAAAGGATTTATTTATGCCTGCAGCAATTGTCAATTCAAATAACGTTATCTTCGCAAACGGTGGCGGAGCTGGAAATCCAGTTTATTATGTTCATACAGCAAACATAGAATTTGATAAGGTAAAAGATACTATACAAAATTCTGGTGTAGTTATTCCTTATTACTCTGTCATGGGAGGTAATTATTTCTTTAACCTCGACACTCAGGCAGTGGCTGGTACTAGGTTAGGTTACACATTCGTTAATGATTCCATTTCTTCTCAACAAAAATGTTTTGTTTGGGAATCTGGTACTCCTGGTGAAGCTGACTACGCAACTGGTGTGGACATGGCGACGAGTTATCTGGAAATTCCACAGGTTTCATCTCAGACTACATCGACCTCTGGTCTTTCTTTCTATGGTGATACTGGTTACGATGCTCATTATGTATTCCTTAAGAGCAATGAAAACGCAGGAGCACCGATGGAACTCACGCTGCCTGCACGTTCTGAAACAGATATTTTCTACGATGCTAAGTTAGGTTCTTATGACTGTTCTGACGATGTTGGTCTTAGATTCGGTGTCAAGGCTACTACTTCTACAGCTGAGGACTATATCAGTGAAAACTCTATTGTTTTCCCGAAGACTGATAATGATAACGGTAGATCTTGTACTTTTGGAACGGTTTTGAGAGTTAAGAACACAAGTTATTCTCCTATGACCGTCTATCCTGCTGTTAGAACTGACTGGTATGGCGCATTCCCAGAAGGTTCAGAGTTCTGGGTTGACGACGACTCAATTAAGACTAGATCTTATCCTTTATAAATATAATGTTACGGTAATACGCACCTAGCGTACAGAGGACATTATGGCTGTTAAGAAGGAAAAGAAAGCACCTCAGGTAACGGAAATACCTGAGGTTTCAACATTTAAGGAAGATTATAAGAAAGATTTACAAGAAATCAAAGATTTGTTAAAGGATATTTACATTCAACTTAGTAAATTAGATTTTCGTGGAGGACTGTAATGGGATTAGGTGGCGGAGAAGTTGTATTGAAAAAGAAAAGAGAGAAACAGTTTAAGTTCCTCTTAGAAAATTTTACGAAACCTGTATTAGAATCTGACGGTTTCGGTGAAATTAAGTATGAAGAGAATGGTTATTCACCTACTGGTATTTCTCTCGCTATCCTGAACTGCAACATGGAGAACTCGTTTCAGAAAGAACAAATTTCGCCTAACCAGATTGCAACGTTTATGTCACGTATTCAAGGTTATCTACCGAAGGACTTAAGACCTTCTGACTATAGATGCAAACCTTTATTTACCAGTAACTCTTATAGTGGTTCTTGTCAGTTCGCACCGGAAACGTTGGAATTGTTAGACGCAATGAGAGAATGGTATCTTGAGATGAAATACAGAATTATGAACGATATAACCTTCAAGTATTATGCAGAAGGTAAAATACAATATAACGAGATTCTCAAGAGACGTTTCAAGAACGAATATTCCGAAAAGGTAGAACAGACAGTTCAAGCCGCAGTAAAGGCAGATAACTCTATTAACATTATTGTAGAACCTTATACAGAAGAAGATAACTAATGAACGTTCATGTAAAACTACTTAAACATCAGATGGAACTGATGCAATGTAATGATGATATGGTTTACTTGCAATGCGGTCGTGGTGCAGGTAAATCTTATATTGCGTCTTTAATGGCTGTTTTAGCTATGTTACAAGGGCAAAGAGTTATTTGCTTAGGACCATCATATAGACAAGTTACAGAAGTATTATTTACTGAATGTTTAAATAGACTTTATGAAATATTACCTCCTGAAGAATTTGAAGTTCATAAAGTTTCAATGAAAATATGTTATAAGAATGGTATAATTTATTTTGCATCTTATGAGAACGTTGATAATCTTAGAGGTTTTACTAAGATTTCATTAGCAATATGTGACGAAATTGCATTGGCTTCACCGGAATTAATGAATGTTTTATCATTTTGTCAAAGAGATACTGGTGGCAAAACAAGACAAATTTGGTTATCTACACCTAGAAGTTTATCCTGGGTTACAACGTATGTAAAAGAAAACAATGTTAAAGTTATTTCTGCTACTACTAGAGATAATCCTAGAATTTCAGAACAGGAAATAGAACTTATGAGAAAATCCTGTATTTCTGAAACTGCTTGGCAAAGAGAATTTTACGGCATTCCAGTAGATGATGAAAATTCAGGCGCTATTTTTACAGATTCATTACTAGAACCTGCACCTATTAATGGAACATGCGTAACAATAGGTATTGACTGTTCTGGTTTAGGTAAGGACTGTAACTGTTTAATATTACGTAAAGGAAATCATATAGAAAAGCTAGAACGTATTGGTGTTTCTACTGCAAAAGATTTATTTGCGATTGTAAAGACATGGATTCATGAATATGGTGCTTCTAATATATCTGGAATTAATATTGACCAGGCATTTGGTTTAGGTCTTTATGAATTATTAATGGATTCCGATTATAAGTCTTTAGTTAATCTAGTTCCATTTGGTGGTGCTCCAGAAGATAAAGCATATTTAAATGTACGTGCAGAAATTTATTTACGAGCTAAAAGATATATCATGGACCATGGAATTTCTGGTTTAGATGAAAAACTTAAAGAAGAATTAAAAACTACAAGATATATAATGACTAATCATGACCGTATTCAATTAATTCCAAAAGAAGATATACGTCTTATTTTAAAAAGGTCACCTGACTCTGCAGATGCCTTTGCTCTTAGTTTTTATACTGATGACCAGCCTAGAGGGTTATTATTAGAGAGGAGAGGTCGTCAAGGTGTTTTCATGGAATGACGCTTTTTAGCTTGACAACGTTTAACAGCTTCAATATATTTTCTTCTAAACTCAGGATTTGTATGATATTTTTCACGCTGCCTATCTGTTGCACCTTGTCTAGTTGATGTATCTTGAGAAACTGTATAATCTCTATTATTATTGTTTTCTTTTCTAGTTACCCATCTTAAATTAACTACACGGTCGTCTGTTTTAATTCTGTTAATATGATCAACTTCAGGAAGATTATTAGGATTAGGAATAAATGCAGTTGCGATAAGACGAGCTAATCTAACATTTTTACCATTTACACAAATTATTCGATAACCATTATTTACACAGGGATTAAACTCTTCATTTGTGATTTTGTTAAAAAGTCTACCTTCTTCTGTTACATAATATTTGCAGTTTGGAATATCATACTTTTTCATCTCTATAAATATAGTAATTGGGCATGAGTTTGTCAACCCGATTTAATAAATAAATATATTAAGGTAATATGCACCGATAAGCATACAAGGACAATTTATGATTAATGATGAAGAACTAGAAGTTCCAGGCAATACCGAAGTTGAGACGACAACAGAAGTAGCACCTGAAACGGAAGTTGCCGCCGAGGAAAAGGTCTCGTCAACCCCTTCTGAGGAAAATGTTAGTGGCGAAAAGGCTAGCCATAGGGAATACACTCCAGAAGAACGAGCTAGTTATTCGTTCAGAAAACAGTTGAATAAGCAGAAAGCTAAATACGAAGATCAGTATAACAATCTGCAAAATCAATACAACGAACTTCTCGAACGTTTAAACAGACTTGAAAATCCAGAGAAATTCCAACCGTTAAATAGAGGTCAGTTCAACGATGACGATAGCTATATTGATGCTTTAGTTCAGCAACGTTTTGATAACATGTGGAACTCAAAGTTACAAGAAGCCCAGCAACGTTATCAAGAACAAGCACAACAGGACCAAGAAGTACAGGCATATAAATCCAGACAGGATGAAAATGTCAAAAAGCTTTTTAAGACTCCTGAAGCAGAAAAACAATACCGTGAAACAATCGGAATTGCACTTCAGAATGGCTTAGGCGAATTGATTGACTCCGATAAGGAAATTGCTCAGTACATCATGAGATCTGATTTGGGACCTAAAATTCTGTATGAATTCGCAATGAAACCGGATTTAGTACAAGAAATGTTTAACGATAATGTAACTCCAATGGATCGCCAGTTCAAGATAAGAGAACTAGAAAATGACCTGAGAAAAGCTATGGTACAGCCAATGCCGGTAATCGGAAAACCTGGAACTAAGAGCGAAGCGTCGCAGGGAAGCATTTTTGACAGTGATGATTCCATTTTAACATATCTTAGGACGCACTAAACATTAACATTTTTCATAAAAAGGATAAAATATTATGGCAGATAAGAATTTAGGAAATGAATTTTCCAACAACAAGAAAGTTAAGTTAATCGCTGGTGAAGTCTACGACAACATGCCGTACACCAAGAAAGCAAAATCATACATGACTCAGGGTGAACTCGAAGGTAAGAAGTATGGTAACACATATTCTATCTATCTCACTGACCCGGGTGAAGTTCATGATGGTCTCGAAGCAACTCCAGACACCATCACTGAATACGAAGTTCCTGTTACTTTGAAGAACAAGAACACCTCCATCGAACTCGATGCATGGAACAAGCTCGGTGACATCGAATCTTTCACTAACGAAATTGCTAAGCCTCGTGGTCGTAAGCTCGCTCGTTCTGTTGAAAAGGAAGTTATCGAAGATACTATTCCTAAGGCATTCCAGATTGTTGCTGGTTCCGCAAACTTCAAGACTCTCACCGATATGTCTAAGGCTCTCGATGAAGTCTCTATGGCTGGTACAAAGGTTACTTTCGTCAAGCCAACTATTGCAGGTACCATTGCTAACGGCGGTCTCGCAAACTTCATTCCGTCTGAAATCCAGTCCAAGATTTATAAGGACGCTTATTTAGGTCAGTATGCTGGTGCATCTGTTATTGAAAATAACCTCATGCCGATTGTTGAAATCGCTGGTGATGAAACCGCTGCTTTCGCTGTCGCTAACGTCTCTGGTGTCGGTGCTGAATCCGCTACAGTCGTTGGTTACAATGTTACTGGTTTCACTGGTGCTCCAAACACTCCGTTCAAGCTCGAAGGTGTTAAGATTGTTGGTCTCGACGGTATGGAAACTGATCAGGACTTCTATGTCATCGCTGACAAGAATGGTAAGATTCCTGAAGTTCGCCTCGCTGTTAAGGGTCACAACGTCAACAACGCTAATGGTTGGGTAGAAACTGGTTCGTTCACTCCGTCTGCAACTCTCGCAGTTGAATCTGGTAAGTATGCTCTCGGTCAGTGCCGTGATGAACAGGCTGTTGGTTTCGACCAGTATAAGTTCAGTGACCTTCCAGGTTCTGAAAATGCTACTGAAACTGTTGGTAACGTCTCTATGAAGATGTCAACCTATGGCGATGGCAAATTCATGACGACTCTTACTCGTCTCGATCTTCCGTTTGCTGCAACATTGCCAGAACCTCGCAGAGCGGTCGTTGGGTACTTTAAGATCTAATCAATAGTGAAATAACAATTATAAAAGGGTTGAGGAAGTTCCTCAGCTCTTTTATTTTTTATGTTTTTCTCTATATCTTTTATTTGCCTCACGGACTATTTCTGGTTTACGTTTTCTATATTCTCGTTGGTGTTCTGCTTTTTCTTTACGATGTGTTTTTGCATAATCACGCGAATATTTTAGGTCATAAGTTTTCTTATCGGCCTGTCGTTCAGGAACATTATTACACATATTATTGGCATTACCTTTAGGGTCAGTCCAACGTAAATTTTCAGCTCGATTATCTAATCGATTTCCATTGATATGGTCAACTATATTATACTCTTCTTTTTCTTTTTCTACAAAAAGTTCAGCAACCATTCTATGAATATAACATTTCTTTTTGTTAATAACTAGAAACAAATAATCTGATTTTGGTATTACTTCTTTATTATCAGATTTTCGAAAAACTCTACCATCTTCTCTAATATAATAATTTGAATTTGGAATATCAACTGTTCTCATTTTTCAATTTACACCTTTCAAGCATTTCTTGTTTAATTTTACAACCATTATCTGAGTTTTGAATAAATAACGGTGGTGCATCAGTAAAAGAAGAAAGTGCTAAAACATAACAATCAACAGAGTCACGGAAATTGTAATATATTCTATCTTTTACTCGATCTCTACCGTGATTTTTAAAATAAATATCAACTATTTCAACAGAATATTCATTTTCAATACAGTATGAATAATTAATATCAATATTTAAATCTTCATCTGCTTGTTTATATCCTTCACCATATGCAATTATACCTACCAAAAAGCAAATCATAAAACAAGCTACTATTATTTTTGACATATTATTTTCCTTTGTTTAAATTGAATTTTACACCAGCTTTAATAGTCTTTTCGATTTTCCAAACATAATCAAAACCATATTCACTTGGATATTTTTCTATTTTAACTGCTTTATATAAAGTTTCATCATAACAAATATCTATAAAATGCCGAATTCTAGCTGGAGAACCTATATAGCTATCCATTTTCCCTGTTAACATTTGTGGACAATTCACTATTTTTTGATAGATTCTATAATTATTTCCAGTTTCACGTTTTGCCCAACATTGTTTTTTATCTTCACAATATTCTTTAGCTTCTATCCGTGTATAAGTATCGTTAGATTTATACTTATATTCCGGTTCCCAACTCATCATATTAATTGTTTTAGACATTCCAAAGCTACAGAGAATAGCGATAAGAATAATAATCTTTTTCATTTGAATACCTCATCATTGATTGTTTACGATGTAAATATAGGTTATTTTACCAAAATAGTAAATCCATGACTCAGTATAATTATTTTTCAGTCAACATTTGTTCTAATAAATATAATAGTGTATAAAAAATAGGGAATTTTTATGATTACAGTTAACGCCCTTATAAATCAAGCTTTTCAACGTTGCTCATTAGTAGGTGACGGTCAGGCAGCAACTGGTACTCAGGCCATGAATGCTTTGTTTGATTTACAATCTTTAATTGCTGAGCTAAATGGCCAAAATCTGATTCTTTCTGATGTAGAAACGGTTAACGTTCCTTCTAATGGCATTATCCGTATCATGGAAGAATTGCCAGAAGGTTGGGAAGAAGTCAATGAATTACCGTCTGCATCCAGTCAGTTGGTTGGTAAAGTAAGAAAATGTGGAAACAAGGTCTATGGCTGTCAAGCTATCCCAGGAACATATAATTTCGAATGGGTAGAACGTGCAGACATCAAATGGCCAGATTTGATTATTAACCCTCTTCCAGATAGAGTCGTAACTTTATCCAGAAAGCTAGGTATCAGATATATCCAGTTGTTCCCAGCAGAACGTCAAATTTTAGATGCAAAGACTAAGATGGGTCTTCCGACATTCTTTACCTGTGAAACACAGCTTGAAAAGCACAAGGTAGAAAACATAGAGTATAATTACGAAGTTTTCATTATCGAAACAGATTCTGTTCAGTCTTTAGAGTATAGGGTTACATATTTGAAGACCCTTCCGCAGTATAAGTTGAATGACAAACTTTATTTCAGTGAAAAGGTTCTGTCTATTCTTGAAGACGGTCTTTGTGCAAAGCTTTGTTTACGTTACAAGTTGCTTGACGTAAAGGCTATGTTCGATGAAGAATTTGCAAATGCCGTAAGATTATTGAAACGTGTCAACCAGAGTAACCGTCCTATGACCTATGAAGGAATCGGTGGGTCTTATCTCGACAATTACTACAATGGTTTTGCCCCAAATCAATGGTAAGGAGTTCTAATGCCAGCTAATACCATTACATATTCATTTGTAGGTTCTACTGCAAAGACCAAGAATCCGAATATTCAAGGTGCCGCTATATCAAGAAATATGTTTAGCGGTTTTAACGGTTCTAAGGATGACGCTAGAAGATTTATGCAGAGTTGTCCTGGAATCAAATACCTTATGAATTTGGGTGATGCAGGTCAGATTGACGGTATGTATGTTCCATCTACAGGTTTGAAAACCATGAACTATACTCCGTCTCTTTTTGTAGCATATAACGGTAACATTTACAGAATAGACAACGCATACAATACAGAAGTCATCGGTCAGTATACTTCTGGTAACAAAGTCGAATTCGCAGAATCTGGTGGTGAACGTGCTGTATTGTTATGGGTAGACGGTGTTGCTATTTACGGTTACGATTTAAAAGAAGGTGAATCTGTTTCTATTACTTTACCTAAGAGAATTACAGAAAACCTTTATGTAAGACCTACACATATAGCTGTAGTTTCTGGTTCTATCGTCATTAATGACTTAGGTTCTGGTTACGTCTATTATTCTATACCATATCCTTTGTCACAGAAGCAAAGAAATGTTTTCGATATTGTTGACGGTCAGGTTCAATATGAAGAGGACGAAATTACAGTCAAGACAAGACCTGTAGATTCTGGTGAATATTGCTTCTTAGACAATTACGGTGTTCAGAAGTATTTCAATGCTGAATCTTCTTCTGATAAGGTTACAGCTGTTTATTCTGTAGGTGCTTTGCTTACTCTTTACGGTCCAAGTTCTATTGAATTCTGGCAGAGAGGTGACTCTGAATCTTCTCAGACATGGCAAAGAACTTCTTACACAATCAACAAGGAACAGGGTCTCGAGGCTAAGTATTCCCTTGCATCAGTTAACCAGACACAGTTCTGTATTGGAACAGGTAAGGCAAACGCTAAATGTATTTTGATGATTGAAGGAACTAAGGTTTCTAAGATTTCCGAAGAATGGCTTGACAGAATCCTTAACGAGAATGAAATTTCTAACACTCGTGCATGGACATATTCCAAGAATAACCATAGTTTCTATTTGTTTACAATCGGTAACGAAACATACTGTTATGACATTATGACAGGTGAATGGCATATCAGAAGTTCCAGAAACTTCTATACTTCCAAGAATAAGCCATATATGCCGTTGTATGCAGCATGGTTCAATAACAAGATTATAACTGGTTGCTGTGAAAACGGTAATCTGTATATCCTCGACGACAATTACTATCGTGAAGACTTCAACGCAACAGATTCTTTACCGTTATATCGTGTTAGACAGACACCAGTAATAACTGCAAATTACAGACCGTTCAGTATTTTCGAACTTGCTCTAGAATGCAATGCTGGTAATATGGAATTCTATAACCATGATGCTAAGGCTTTGTTACAGATTTCTAACGATGGCGGTAACACGTTCGGTAACGTAATCGAAAGTTCACTCGGTAAACGTGGTGAATATTGGGCTCGTCTTAAATGGTTAAATTTGGGAATGGTCAGACAGTGCGTATTGAAAGTAATGTTCTCTGAAGATTCTGATTTTGTTATTTCTGATTCTTCTATTCGTTATCAGGAACTTAATACAGGAGTGTAAATGAATATTAACTTTCTTTCAAAAATAGAAGATATTAAACAGGCGATTGCAGGAACATGGTCTTTATCCAAGGACCATGACTGGACGTCTTTAGAACAGGGTAATCTCAAACTGTATAAGAAACTTTGCACAGAAGGTAACAACGTATTGCCTGATAAGTTCTTACAGGACAGAGAAGACATTACCCCATATTTGGCTTTTACTAAAAATGGTGTTTCTGGCGGAATTATAACGTTGCAGGATCAATACATAACATTATCCGAGAATTCTCTCGTGGTAATTATCAAGGTATAAATATTTAAAGGAGAATTTTATGGGATTCGGTGATATAGTATCAAATGTTTTTGACCCAGGCGATATTTTCGGATATCGTGGCGGTAAGAACGTTGCTGCAGCAAATGCGGCTTTAGATGAGGCTTATGGTAAGGCTGAAGATGCAGCTAACCAGAACAATGCTCTTTATCGTCAATACATGAACAAGGTTAACGGAGCTTACGGCGATGAAGCTGCAAAGATGGGTGACAGAGTTCAGGCTCTGGAAAACCTTACTCCGTATGATGCTGGTCAGTTCAGTTATGATAAGGATGTAAACGATTTCTATTCTAAGTTTGCAAACCAGAGAAAACAACAGGCCACTGATGCAATTACTAACTCTATGGCCAATGCTGGTAATATGTTCAGTTCTGATTATACTGACGCTCTAGCTGCTAAGCAACAGGCTTTGGCTTCTGAAGAATGGGATAAGGCATTCGACAAGTATAACCAGGATAGAAGCAGAGCGCTTCAAGAATTTAGCACAAACGCTAATATTGGTCAGCAAACTTATTCTAACATGTATAACAAGAATAAAGACCTTCTCGGTATCTCTCAGAATGCTCAGGACAACACTCTTAACGCATTCGGAACATATACTCAGGGTCTTGCTAATAACAATTCTATGTTGGCACAGAACGCTGCTAATATCGCACAGGCTAAGGCAGCTAACCAGATGACACAGAACAAATCACTTTTAGGGAAAATATTCGGATAAGGAGATAATATGATACCTTTAATTATGGCAGCAATTTCTATGGCTCAGAAGAAGGCACAAGCTGAAAATGCTCAGAACCAGCAAATGGCTCAGAATATGCAGAATACAATTCAGATGCAGCCACAGCAGCCGCAGTTTCCAACAATTAATTCAGTATTTGGACAGCGTTAATGAGTATAGGCGGTTGGTTCAAGGGCATGTTAGCCCGTGTATTTGGAGGAAATCAGGTCGGAAGGTCTGATCTTCCTGGCAATATTGTAGAAAGGGGTGTTGATTTCAATTATCCTGTTATTTTTGTTCCTGGTCCGCCTAATCATAATGCTTCTCGTAATAGAGATATTAATGACGCTGCTTTACCTTTTACACCTGAAGAATATAAGAAAATCAAAAACGAAATAGAATCTCGTCAAGATTTGAATCCATTGATGAAGCAGGAAATGCTTAAAGAAGTTATCAAACGTAATCCTAAATGGGTTCCTGAAGTAAATACACAGCCTAAAGAAAAACTTAATCCATCTTCTTCTGCAATTAGAAGTTTACGTATTACTCCTGATAATAAAATAAAAATTCAATTTGCAAACGGCTCTAAAGAATATACTTATACTGGTGGAAATACAGTAAGAGAAGCAGCTCGTTCTGTTCTTGATTTGATTAACAGTCCTAGTATTGGTCAGGCTTTAAATAGAAGGGTGGCTGGAAGCTGGTCACAGAGACATTATGATGCAGGGGCAGCTGGTTAAATAAATAATAAGAGGTTTTATATGGCATTACAAAATAATTTTCTACCTTCTACATCGTTGGTCTTTGGAGTAAGAGACTTTGCTCCTCAGATTGAAGCTAATGCTAAACAGGATCGTGAAGGTTTACAGAATGCGTTTAAGTTTGGAACACAGGTTTATGACTTCTTACAGGGTCGTAAACAGGCTGATATGATTGATAAATTCGGCGATACAAGACAAGCTAATATGGATTTAGATAATGAAGATATGGCTCGTTTAGCTGAATTAAAACAAGAATTAGCTGAGCTTAAAGGAGGTGTGTAATGGCTTTTGGTTTTAATTGGAGACCACAACAGATTCCTACACAGATGAAGGGAGCACAATTTGCTCCTCAGAAAGTAGGGCTTGACCAGGATTTTCCTTCTCTGGTTAATGGTGCTATTGGTCGTTCTCCAGAAGAAATCGCTGTTGAACAAAATCTTAACGAACGCCAAGTTGGTAACGCCAACGATATGGCTAACTGGATTCAACAGGGTGGAACTCCTCAAGCCGATGCAACAGCTGCAGCACAAGCACAGGCTGAACAGGAAGCAGCAGCTAAACAACAACGTATTAAAGAAATCGAAGCAGAAATTGCTGAAATTGAACAGAGAATTGCAGAACGTAAACGTGGTATGTCTGCAAATGAAGATGCTTTAAATACACAGTTGGCTGCAATTGAAGCTCGTAAAATTAATCAGAAAGATCCAACATCTATTTGGAGATGGAAAGCTCAGATGGATGAAAATCGTCGTATTGCTAATGCACAGAAAACTGACAATACAGCTAAAGCTAATGCAATGATTGAAATTGCAAATGACTTGGATTCTATCATTGTTGACGACAAGATGACTTCTCAAGATCAGAAGGCTTATTTAAGTAAGCTCTCTAATATGAAGACATTGGGTGAAAAGGCGGGTGTTCCTAAGTCTGTTATTGACAACATCAATGCTAAGATTGCTGAAGTCAAGGGCGAAACTAATTCTGAAAATAAAAAAGTTCCAGAAGGTTCTGAATATGAAGGAACTTCTAGAGACAAATGGGATAATGAAGCTAAAGAACTTCTCAGTAAACCTAATTTAACGCAGGGCGATATTATGAAATTCAAACAGAAAAATCCTAATATCAGCAACGAAGTAAGACAGGAACTTGAGAAGAAACATGCTGAACTTATCGATCGTGATAATAAAAAGAATGAAGCAAGAAAATTTGAACAATTCTTAAAAGATAATGGTTTCCCAAATGGTTCTAGCGGAATGAATCAGATGGTTCTTGAATCAATGAAACGTAGATGGAATAAAGGTAAAAAATAATGGCTACTAAATTAGATGCAGAAGCATACAAGTATTTCAAAAGTTTACCTGAATCAGAGTGGACTAATGAAGAACGTCGTGCTGTTAATGATTATGAAAGAGCAGAAGCACAAGCTCCATCAAATGATGAGCTTGAATTTGCTAATTTTATCATTACCAAATCTAGTAAAAATCCATCTACTGATGGGGCATATTATAAAAAGACCGGTGAATATCAAAAGGCTTTAGATATAATGCAGCGTGACCGTGCTTATGTAGCCACAAAAGGCACTAGAAGTATGGACGCTTATGTTCAGCCTGTAAAACGTATTCCAGATGATTTGCTTAAAGACAATCAGTTTAATTTCAACTGGAAATCAGCTTATGAAAATCAGCCAAATGTTGAAAAGCTCAGAGATACTGAAGCTGATTATGACCGTCTTAAAAAATTCATCGATTCTAAGATGTATGATATTAATGACCCAGTTAATCTGCAAAAGATTGCTTACGAACTTCACATGTATGATCCAAGTAAGATTCCTTCTGAACTTAAAACTAAGGAAGAAATTGATGCATATTTCAAGAATCCTTGGAGTTATTTCATCAATTCTGAACAAGGTAAAGAATTCAAGAAGTATCTTAAGGATGTTAGAGAAAATCAAAAGAATAAAGCTATTGATGCAATATTCTCTGGAGAAGATCCTACTAAAGTAAACTATCCTTTACTTGGACCTACAGATATTCCTGGTTCTAATTTCTTAGTTGATTTTGGATTACCGGTTTCTAAACAAGCTGCATACAATGCCGTTAAGAGAGGTGAAGATCCAGAACTTGGTGCTGCAATGGCTGTAGATTTAGGTTCTAATGCTTTAATGGCTTTACAACCAGGAAGTAAGGCAGTTTCTCCAATTATTTCTAAGGGTTCTAATTTCTTAGTTCCAGCAGTTCAAAACGCTGCTCAGATAGCAATTAATGACGAAGACCCGTTAGCAGCAGGTGTTAATACTCTCGTTGGCGGTAGTATTAACCTGGGAACTCCATTATTCCTTAATAAGTATGGTTCTAAGCTTTCTCGATGGAATCCTGGTGAAAAGGGATATTCCAGAAATGCTGTTATCAAAGAACATATTGATGATTTAGCAAACAAAGCCGCTGAAGTCAAGAAACGTTTAGATAATGGTGCTTTAAGACAAAGTAAAGAATATCCTTCTGTATTCATTAATGATGAAAATAAAATTGCATATATTAAACAAAGAAACATAGATGCTAGAAGATATTATGATAAACTAGGCTATAAAATTAAAGATATAGAAGAAATGAGAAATCATGATGCTGGTATTTTAACAAAAGCAGATTATGATTTTTATGAAAATAACAAATCTTTGATTCGTGGAAAATGGTCAAAGTCTAATGCTTCTGAACCAAAATTCAACGAAACTCAAAGAGACGCTATGTTCAAAAATTTATGGGCTAGAGAATATAAAGGCACAAAGGACATTAGTGACTATAATAAACAACAACTTGAGATTCTTCTCGGTAAGAAAATTTCTGAAAGTAGATGGAATTGGTTAAAACGCAATATGCCAGATGCTTTAAAGGATTATCTTACCAATGCTGCAGGTCGTTCTCAGATGGGTAACAGTTTCTTAAATGTTCCGCAGATGATTTTCGGCGCTAATTTAGGAAAACTTGTAAAAGAGCGTAAGAACAAGAAACCAAAAATTTCTGAAATATTTGGTGAGTAATTATGTGTGGAGATAAAAAGAAACCATTACCTAAAATAAAAGATATATTTGGTAAAAAAGAGGGTTAAATGCCCTCTTTTATTTTCAATACAACAGCGTCAATCATAAAAACAAAACAATAAAACAGCGTCAAAATAACATTTTCTGCACCATACATAGTGTTGACAGTTTCTTTAAAATTATTAAATGCAATTTGACATCCAACACATTCAGCAACGATAATAATAAGTGCGATGATAGCGATCATAATGTTCTTCATTTTAAACTCCTTAATTGTTACATCTATAATATAGTAAAAAGAGGTGACTTTGGAAAGACAAAATGATAAAAAAGATTTCCGCAGTCACCTCTCTACTATGATGAGGAATTTAATAAAGTTTCTTATCTGTTGGATATCTGCTACGATTATGCATGAAGTCTGCACTGAGATTATACAGAAGCATACATTTCATATTCATATCCAAATCAGTCTTTTGGTCAGGTCGAATATAATACATCCTAAATGAGTATTCAATAGGTTTCTTATGCAATGTATTTCTATATTCGTCGAATACCTTAATCATTTCGATATTTTTCTCAGTGAATTCGATACCTTTATGAACTTTTACGCACATTAACGGGACGAAATATTTGATAACCTGAAGATTACCATAGAATAGACCATATTTACAGTTCTCAACGAAACAATCGTATAAGAAGTCTTCATTAACCAGTCTAGGTTCTCCGTCTATTTCCGCAGCTTCCTTAGTCAGGTTTTCTAGAATATACTTATCCAAATCTTCGATATGATCTCTACTTATCGTGCTTGTTTGTGTAGCAGCAAAAGTACCAGCATCAGCCATCTCAGATTTAAATTTTAATCTAGACTTTTCAGTGATCTGTCGCTTATACTCTTTATAAGCCGGATCTGTATTATATCTTTCATGATGACGTTTTGTCGATGCGGCATTCTCAGAATCTCTATGGTTTTTCTTCCATTTGGCATGATTAATACGGTTTTGTGCTTTCTTTTTTTCACAATACTCTGGGTCATTGACATATTTTTGATTATGCCAAAGCCTAGACTGTTCGCGCTTTTTAGCCCAAGCTTCTTCGCCATATTTCGCGATAAACTCTTCTTTAAAACTCATATCAACAATATAGCAAATTATTATGAATTAGTAAGCCGGACATTCAGTATAGTTTTCGAGCAGATCCCTATCCAACGTCATTTCATATTCAATGGCAACTGCAACTTTACCCAATGTTCTGATTGTAGGAATTTTACCCTGGGTCTTATAATATTGCACTGCTTCGTCGTTAGTCAGAAATTCAACAGCTTTAATGACAGATTCTTCTTTTAACGGAGTATCATTAAAAGAGTTCAAACGATGTGCAAAATTTCTAATCAAATCGACCGCACCGTCTACAGAGAACAACATTTCCTGATGCCAACCACGGTTAGAGACAGCACCTTCAGTAACCCTATCAATAATAGACAACGGCTTGTTAGTAAGAATAATCAGAGCACCGGTGAAAAAGAAGGTATCTGGGAACGTCTTACCGGCCATGTGTGCGGTAGCAGTTCGCGGATTTAACGCACAGATTTCTTCCATTTTCTGTTCGATTGCTTCATTAGTAGTCAAACCCAAACGGTGAACAGGAATGCAGGATGCGTTCTGTTTTTGCCAGGACAGCTTACGGACTCGTTTTGTCTCAGTACATGCCTTTAATAGGGATGCTCCATCTTTTGAGTCCTGGATGATACTATTGACGTCATCAAGCACAATAATTGCATCGTTGTGTTCCCACATGAACTTATATAACTGAACAGCAGACATGGAAGAGTTTACAATCTCCCACTTTCTGATAGTTTGCTGACGCAATAGTTCTTCAGCTTTATAAGTCTTTCCAACACCCTTATCACCAGAGACAATCATCACGTTACATGGAATCGGTTGACCTTCCTTACCAATCATCATTCTGACAATCTGATTTTCATAGTCAGCCATTTTCTTCTGATATTCTGCGAAAGAGTTAATACGGTTAAAGATATTCGGTTCAAACTTCATTATTAAATTCCTTATTTAATTATTACCTAATAAATATAGTATAATATAGTCTGTTTGTAAATGGTTATCTTATAACATTTTTGATTCAGACAACAGGAGTATATGTAGATGGCAAAGAAACATAGAATTCACCCTCAAGGGTCACGATATATTAGAGAGTCTATTCCTCAACCTAGGGATGTAGCAGAATTTGTCGCTCCAAGAACCGTAAATGAAGGATTGTCTGTAAAGAATGTTTTTGGCGATGTCGGCGATATGATTGATCCATTCATCACAGCTGCTATAGAAAAACAAGAAGGTCTTAGAGACGTTTCAGATGATGAATTAAAGATGTTAGCTGCATTAGGCAGTATTCCGGTAGCTGGTGCTGTAGCAAGCAAATTGACCAAAAAGCTTAATAAACTCGTTCCTAATCCTAAAGGTGGTTTTATTAGAGTTAAACAAGGTGATAAAGTAAAAGATATTTTACAAAAAGTTAGTGATGCCGGTCAACCATTATCTCAAGCACAGGAAGCAAAACTTCGTGAAGCCATTGGTAATTATAATGCTACAATGAGAGGTGACAGAAACGCAGCTAGAAAACTGATAAAATTTCAAGGCGAAGCAGAAAGAGACCCAGCATTAAAACAAGCCTATGTAGGATTTCTTGAAAGTAAAGGTGACAATACATTAGGTGGTATAATTGTGCCTGGTGCTGTTGGTCATAGAGGTGTTACAAAACCGGCTAATTTTGATAGTTGGACACCTGATGAAAGAATTAATTATATACAAGGCAGAATGGAATTTCATGGTGGTTCTCTTGATGATTTATCAGAACCATTATATAAAGAACATCCAGAGTATGGTGTTTTAACAGATAATGGTTTGCGTATAGAAGATTATCACAAGGCATTGTTGGATAAAAAGGCCGAAGAAGAAGCAGCTAGAGCAGCTGAAGCAACACGTCCAATTACTACTACACAAGTACAAGAATTATCTACTGGTATTGTTCCTGGTCAAGCTAGTGTTCCTCAAGGCGGAACAAGACCAACTTATGACCACAGTCGTCAATTTATGGACACAGAATTAAAACAGGTTCCTGGAATTGATAGAACTGGTATGAGTTATGGTGATGATACTGATGCATTCTATGACATATATAAGGCTTGGAGAGATAATCCTGGTAAAGAAGTAGAAGCTTTAGAAAAACTTCAAAAATCTAAAAAACCTGGTATACAGACTGACCCGTTTTATCAAGCTGGTACTGTTGGTGATGAAAATAAACGTCTTTGGGACAAAATTGAAGATTTACGTTCTAAAGGTAAATCAGATACAGAAATTAGAGAAATACTCAAAGATGATTTAGATAAATATCAGGGTTCATTAGAAAGATATAAAGCCCGTCAAGCTGCAAATGAATCACATTTTGATTATGATGGAGCCTCTACTAACTATATTAATGGACTAGATACTGAAAAAGTTAGAGCATTAAAAGCATTGGGTATAGATACACCAGAATATGACCAACTAGAACGCTTAGGAAACTTTTACAGAGTGTTCTTCCCTAAGTAATTCAAATTCCTTATCAAAATCTTTACGAAGGTCATCAAGCACATAACTTGGTGACTTTTTGCTATAGCATTCCCAGAAAATTTCTTCCTTAGAAAGGCCTTTCTGTAACCAATAAATTATAATTTGACGTGTTTGATTAGACATAATTAATCTCCGTAAAAAACACAAGGTTTGCCATTCCAAATATGCATATAATGGAATTTATGGCTAAGTGTATCATCATTGTTTATTTTAAACATTTGTGGTTTAAGGTCTTCTACCCATTTTCCATCAATCAATTTATGTTTACCAGTTAATACAATACCTTTATCTTCATTAATATCAGGAACTTCTTCACCGCTCTGACCCCATTTATCAGAACTTACAGACTTATTGCCAATCTGACGAAGAGTACAAGATTTACCACTTTTTGTAATACTGTCAACTACATAGAACAGATTTCCACGGGCTGTGCAACCATAAGAAGCATGAATGATAGTACCGACTTTGATATTACTCATTTTTATTTTCCTCATCATTGATTGTTTACGTGTTACAATATAGAAAAAGTCCCAAGGTTCGTTAACCCTAGGACTTGTGTAATTTTGTTTCAGATAACCTTATTTGTCCTTCAGATAATCAAGAACAGCTTTGTGTTCAATTGCAGCTTGTTGCAATTGTTCTTTAAAATTAAGCTTTTTCTTTTGATAATATTCTCTCATATATTGCTTTCGTTTTTCGGTCAATTCAGCCCTCCATGCATCTGGATCCTTGAAATCTAATGTCTTTAAAAAATCATTCCATTTCTGTTCTGATTCTTTTAAAAAATTATCTTCTTTTTCAATTTCTTCTTTTGACATGGAGTCAATTAAATTACGGTAATTTTTTCGCATTTCCATTTTATGTTCATAATCAGGGTCAGATTTATCAAAATTATATTGGGTATAATAATTTCTATCAATCCAACCTAATGCTGATTTATGTGCAGCTTCTTCTAATTCTTTTAATTTTTCATTATCTGGTTCCTCACCTTCAAATGATTTATGACAACCAATAAAATAATCTAAATGGTCTTTTATTGATTTGTCTAATGCTTCTACAATAGCTTTATCAGCATATTTCCTAATATATTCTTCTTTTACATAATTTGTCATTATATCATCCTCGTATTCGGTGTGTTACAAGCGGAAAGCCATTTAGAAATGTGGTCCTCAGATTCTAGCCATTCGCCGTTTTTGTTAATCCATTCATATTGGTAGTCAAGAATTTCTTTCCAGTTCTTCCTGACGTTCTCATAGATTTTATCTAATTGTTCTATAGTAGGATTGTCAGGAACTTTACACAATGGATGAATACAACTATATGGTGAATCTTCGAAATCTGTTCCAATCAATATAGCACCTGCGGCACATGCTTCTGTGAATTTCAACCTACTCTTACAGCGGTTAAAGATATTGTTCTTGAGAGGGGCAATAACGATGTCTGGTCTGATTCTGTTATATTCACCGATATACAAATCTGTAGATTGCCATTGATGCAGTGTAATGAAATCTCTAATCTCTTCGAAGAAATAAGGAATGTCAGCAAAGAAATGCAAATCCATATTCTTGATATTCTTGATAATCCATTCTGGCCACTGACCGCAGTAATCACCTCTGAGACCTGTGACGCCAGCTGGGAACTGTGGATTCATCGGTTGTGGAGGTCTGATATGTTGCATCGCCCCGGCACTCAATACTAACGGTTTCTCTCTAAAGAATGTCTTTCTTTCTCTTGACCACAAGGAACGTGAACAGATATTAGGAATCGTTACAGTGTTCCAGTAGTTGAACTTCTCATGTAATATCTTAGACAAGTAGTCGGTAGCAGTGATCATTCTGTCGATATACTGTAAATTTTCAGATACAATCTTGTCAATCATTTCCCAGTTACGAGGCTGTAAAGAACTCATGTTGTAGTCTGGAATATTCTCACCCTTATAGGATGTGAAATTGTCGTCTACTTCTCCAACGATGGAATAACCAAATTTAGGTTGCAATTCCTTATAGTTCTTTAACCATGGCATTGGTCCGAACGGTCTCTGAACAAAGATACATCTGGCCTGTGCCAAAAGGTTCTGGTCAAAAATCGGAACAGGTGTCATGATGACCTTTACTCCGAACTTCTGAGGGTTCTGGTTAATATAGTTGACGTTATGCTGAACTCTGAGAACACCACAGCCGCCTCCGCACCATTCAGGTGAAATACAAATAATCAAATCCTTGTTCATTATATCTTCTGTCCTTCTTCTAATAAATTGATTTTCATTGGGAATACAGGAATGTTCTGTGCACAGAATTTCCAGTAAATTGTCGATGCCCTTTCACTAATAAAACTTAACCATCGTGCCTGATATTCAGGTCTGTTGTCTCTTCCTTCGTTCTTAGGTATTTCTCTTCTTTTAAAGATTTCTAAAGTTTCTTCGTAAGTGTGATTTCCTGCCAACTGGTGAGCTGTCTTCAATACTTCAAGAACAAACTTAGAATAGTCTCTGAACTGACCGTATGGACAAGTTACGATATTATACGGAATCAGGATATTCTGGTTAAGGACCATCTCAGCGAACTGTGCCATGTGAGGGAACTTCTGCTTGATAGCTTCACCTAAGTATTTAAGGTCCTCTATAAAGTGCATCGCTGCATATTGTTGGGCTAACGAGCATTGGAATACCATCGGCTGTGCTACATAGATTCTCTTAGTGCAGTCAGGATCAGGCTGTCTGCGATAATGTGCGATAGTTACGAATTCTGGCAAATCTTCTGGCTTAGCCTTGTTTTCTTTAATCATAGCTTCAGTCTTGTCATACATGTCGTTGATTGACTGAATGCCACTCCATTCCGAATATAACCTGTGGTCCAATGAAGATTCCTTGTTGTCGACTACTATTGCATCTTCTCTCCAAGGTTTCCAACCATCGTCTTTCTTGTGAAATAAAATAAAGTAATTATTCATGCTTGATTAAACTCCATGCTTCTGCATTTGTATTTCTATTAATCTCTTCTAATCTGTCGCAAATCTCTTTTTCTATGATTTCTATATAGTGATTAAGTTTTTCAATTCTGTCTCTCTTGTTAAGTTGTTCGTTCAACATGATGCTGTTCTTATGACGTTCAACTAACTGTTCCAATTCCTTAATAGATTTCTTTGCCAAATTCCTCTTGTAAGTGTAGTCGTTCCATCCTTCTCTATTTCTCTCATACCATATACGGTGTTGTAATCTCTGATAGTCACGATATGCAGTCTTTGATGACAACTGTTCTATATTGACAAGATTCAAACCATCGTCACGTCTTTGCTTAGCCTTGGCCTTGACTTCTCTAAGCTTGTCGGCGTTCTTCCATAATTTCTTCTGGTGCTTTGACAACCTCTTCTTCTGTTCCTCGTTCATATGGAGTTTCCAGTGGTCGGAGTTTGTGAGGAAAATCAGTTCCTCTGCCGGTCGGTGGTAATACATGTTCTTGGCCTTTAGCTGTTGCATTGTATTCAACCTGTGACCTTCTTCATCCAGTTCTAAACGGTGATGGCAAATCCACATATTCTCTGTGTCTGCCATGGCCTGCTCGTAATTCTCGATATTCTCGAAATCTTCGCAGATATAACTTATTCTTTTACTTATCATAACATTCCTTATAATTTAAATTGATAATCAATTATTATAATATTTATGTTATAAAGATAGAAAAATCCGCAAAAATTAGTTTGCAGTCATAAGTTTTTCCATTTTTTTCAAGTAAGGAATTAATCGTAATAGACGTTTACGCCATTCTGTAGGTTTCGATTTCAAAAAGAAGAAATGGATAGTGTCATGAGTAGCCTGATTGAGAAATACAAAATTCTCTTCGTTAGAAATATTCTCGTAATTCTCTTCATGTAAGTCTAGGTGATGTAAATTGGCTAAACGAGTGAGCTTCTGACCGGTGATAGGGTCAATTTTCTGCTTGTTTCTCATATAGTCTCTGAACTCTTTCCACTTCTTCGTAGCTCTAAATTTACGTTTAGCGTCCTGACCATATTTCTTTTGCTCAGAAACACGCTTCTGGGGCAGTTTTCTAATCTTCATAGGCATTTATATCTCCTTGTTCATCAACGCCATACATGAGGCTTATATGCTCGTTACTCAGCTCGTTCCATGGAACTCTGCACCACCTTGAATCGTTGTCGTTTCCCATGTGTAATTTCAATGCGTTAGAAATAATTTGCGTAAGATATGCAAAGGCAGAACTGTCCTTGTCTTCACGGTATCTGTTGATATATTGTGTAACTGCCAATACGCAGTCCTGAATGACATCTTCTCGTTCGTCTACTGGAATGCCCTGGAAACATGCAACACGGCCTCTAACTATCTTGTAAATGTAATTAAACAGCTGTCTGGAGACGTCCATATATTCTGCTGTATATTCACGCTTCTGTGCATACTTTTTTCTACGAAGAGCTATCCAGTCTTTTACTTCAGGAAGTTTACCTTTCGTCTTCATGGTTTTTTCAAACTTGTCTAGCCATTCTCCTGTATCGTTGGGGTTAAGGTCATTATATTTTATTACAAGCTCTCTCAATTTTTTATTGTTTACGTAATCTGTATCTTTTGCTTCTCGTCTAGGTTTCTTAGCCATTTTCACCTCGTCTCTCTATTATATCTGAAAATATAGTAAACTTTTAGATATTTGTAAATAAAAATTTACAAAATTTGATTATTTTAGGGGTTTACAAGAATAACACAATTTACTATATTCTTCAACATAAATAAAACAGAACGATTGATGAACACTACCTCGATCAGAACGTTTTAATCAGAATTTTCTTTAGACAAAAAGTCAAAGTACCCATGATTTAGTAGTGTTCATCATGGGTACTTTTTTATTATGATTAATTGCAAAAATGATTTTACATTTAATTTATGTCTACCGACTAATATAAATGGCCTAATAAACACGTTATGGCTAGTTCTGGACCATAATTGCAAAGACCTTGGTGTTTCTAAGGACGACATCAAAAACAAGCTCAGAGGCATGTTTCTGCTCGATTTTCACGTGTTTATTACTAATAAGTCAGCAATTAAGGAACATAGCGGTTACTGGATAACAATATTGACAAGGATTATGAACGTTTATAGAATATATCTTGAAGATTTACTTGAATCTTATGGTTGTGACTATATCAAGACGTTCAAAAATACAGATATTGACTATTCCATGAAGAAACTGCTAGGAATAAAGATTGAAGGAGAAGTTCCAGATATTGACCGTGCATTCGCTTATGACCATGAATATGTAATGGACTATGTGTCTAATGGTGAGCAGACACCGTTTTTCAATGTTTACTGTGCAATTGCTGCGGATGCATTGGAAATGTATATTCCTAGGGTTTACGGTTATCAAATGACACCTTTGTCATCAGTTTATAATAGAGCAAACGTAAACATGGTTTTGCCATATTCTATCAAGAAATGTCTAGAAACGATATGGAGAAACAAGGAAATAGATGTAAAACAATATTTACATGATATAATGTGGGAATTCTTTGACGACCAGTCTATTGATAATTTTATACGTTATCTGAATAACCACATAGGGAAAATATCCCGTATTGGTATATTATGTAATGATGAAAAGAATAATATATTATATAATGATCAGTATACCAACGCGGGGCATTTTAGTAATTTGACGTATTGTTTAAACCACGTTAAAGACTTTATACAGGCCTGCTATAGCTGTCATTAAAGGAAAAATCAATATGAGAACGTTAAAAGGTGTAATTACACAAGTCGTTTATGATAGAAAAACTGGTAAACGGGAGTTAAAGACTATCAGTCCGCAAGAGCATGCTGACATTGAACAGTATAGAAAGGAACATTCTTCACCAACCGTTTATAAAGAAAAGAAAGCCCGGAAAGGAGGTATGAACGGTAATTGGATGAAAAATATCTATGGTCGTTAATAAATAGAATACAACACGTAATTTTCATTTGGACATAATTGCTATAACAGGTCGTTTGAGTAAAATCAGGCGACCTTTTACGTTGTATAAATATTACAAGCCCGTTCTCTATGTAGAGGTAACGTCGGGTAAGGTAATATTTTATGGAATTTACAGAAGAAAATACTAGTATTATTAAAGAGTTTAAGGACTTCTCTAAAAAGTCACGTAAAAAGTATAAAGCATTAATCAACGACATCAAGGAAAACAAGAAATACGTATCTGGTGAACAGTATTCTAAGTCAGATATTGAAATTCTTGGAAAAGACAGAACCGAGAACCAGTTGAACGTCGTCAAGAATGCCATCAGGACAATCACCAACACATATAGGGAATCGACTTACAGATGGGACGTAACGGACACTACTACCAACAAGAAGTCCGAGATTCTTAACCAGTTCGGTATCAATTTCCTGGAAGATCCGGATAATGACACTGCAATCGTAGAAGCTTTAGAATCGTCTGTAGCCTTCGGCCTCGGAGTTCTGGTTCTTACGACTGATTATAACGTCGATGGAAATCCGGAACCTGTACTATATTCCATAAAAGATATAGAAAATGTGTACTTAGATCCGGATATTTCAAAAACTAACGGTTCTGACGCATGTTCAGCAGCAATCGTCGAGTTAAAATCCAGAAAATGGGTAGAGTCCAACTACGGTATCGATATTTCAACTATAGACAAGCCAGAAGTCGATATAGAACAGGACTACGACAGGAAGGAATATATGCCGTTAGTTACCTATTGGACAAAGACTAAGGGTCAGGTAGTATGCTACAGGATGATCGGAAACGAAATAGTCGAAGAAATCCCGCTTACTATGACCTATATTCCGGTTATTCCAGTATTCGGTGAAAAGACAATATTGGACGACGAATGGAGCTGGACAGGTATAGTTAACCAGATGAAAGGTGTTCAGAAGTTAATCAATTACGCATATTCCAATATTCTCGTAAGACTGGCAACGTCGCCTAAGAACGTATGGTTAGGGGAATCTGAATCCATCGAAGGTAACGAAAAGTACTATAGGGATTCGAACAAGACTCTTAATCCATTGTTAATATACAATAAGTGGTCTGCAGACGGTAAGAGAGAATTGGAAGCACCGCAAAGAATGTCTAACGAAATCCAGTTGGGTGACGTCGGTGAAATGTTTAGCCAGAGTTTACAGATGGTAAATTCTATTATAGGTATTCCTGCTGTTGGACTGGAATCAGAAGTCGAAAAATCCGCGACAGAAGTTCTCACGGCTGAAAAGACTTTCCAGAACAACATCAGGGCCTATATCTATAACCTCAAGGCTTCTTTAAAGGTAATCGGTATGTGCCTGTTCGAATTAGTCCAGGGACAACCGCTTTTTGGTTCTATCAAAATCAACATGATTCAGGGACCAGAAGAAGGTTTGAAGAAACAGGAAGCAAGAGTTATTTTACAACAGATGGCACCGTTGCTCACTGAGCCTCAGGACCAGCGTAAACTTTTGATGGCAATGGCTAATGTCGAGGACGATAACCAGTATATCAGAACATTGGTCGAAATCTTACAGCCTATGCCAACAGCCCAGGAAATGCAGGATCAAGAAATTATCAATCAGGCTAACCAAGAAATTAAGCAAAGAGACATGCAAATTGCTCAACTTTCTAAGGAACTTGAAGATACTAAGCGTCAGATTGAGCTTAAAGGCTATGCTTTGGAACGTGAGTTCACATTAGAAGAGTTCAAACATAAGAACGAACTTGAAAAGATGATACTTCAGAGCAAGCTCGACGGTCAGCTTTCTGAGAAAGATCTAATGGAAATGGCCAAAGAACAAGAAATCCAGAAGATGGAGATCGAAAAAGAGGGCATGAAGATGGAAAGTCAAGCCATGAAGACAATGGCTGACACGAAAAAGGCTGAAAATGAGGTAAAAGTCTCCGATGCGAAGGCTAAGCTAGCTGAAAGTAAGGCAAAAGAGACACATGCCAAAACAGTCAACAGAATCATTAAGGAGAGCAAATAATGTATAGAATTCCGGTAATTAACCAATCAACATTGTTTGAAGACATTAACCGTAACGCATTGGTACAGGGAAAATTAGAAATTCTTGACCCTGTTTCCAATAACCCGTTGACAATCTGGTCTTATACCGATGACGAATACACGGTTATGACCAATCCGGTTATTCTTGACATTGAAGGAAGGGTTCCGCAAACGATATTTTGCGATAGAATCGTGTATGTAAGAGTTTACGCATTCAAGGGTATGAACGAACATAACCAACCGATTTATGAATTCATCCGTGATTTCTATGCTGGTGAGAATGAAAACTCAGAATCTAGGGAATATGTAGTCGGTATCGAAGCCTTAAAGGACCTCGATCCTTCTGTAAATTCTTCTGTAAACGTCTTAGGTTACTTCAATGCTTATGACTGTCCTATGAGACAGTATGTATGGGACGCTGCATGTACCCAGGACGCCGACAACGGTTATATCGTCGCTTCCGATACCAGTGCAACAGGTCGTTGGATTCTGGTATTCTCTGGTGAATATCTCCCATCAAGCTATTACGGTGTTTATCCAGGTCATACAGCAAACATCAACGCCTTGTTATCCTATATCGAATATGTCGGAACTACCTTGACCAAAACCGCTCCAGGTGTCTGGTTCGTTCCTGGTTCTTATAGCGTAAATACAAATTTACAGACTACTAAACGTATACTTTTGGATGCGGGAACATCGTTTGCATGTGATTACTTCTACTGCGGTAATTTAAAGGTCATCGGTGAGCCACAGAGCGCTATCTGCGACTTCGATTTCTATGACCCTGAACAAGAAGCTCACTCGTCATGGTTCAAGACCATAGCTGGTTATTTGACGTCTGGTGCTAAGAAGTATATTTTTGATGCAAAGGACAATTTCCTTAACCATACCTTACAGGGTGCGGTTACTTTGCAAAATAAAATTATCGAAGGCCAGACTAGACTGCCTGTAACCTATACAGGAAACGGCAGAATTAATCTCAGTAACTGTGTTATCAATGCAGAGAGAATCTTCAACTCTAATGATTTGTTAACGTTTACTTACACAGAATTCCATGACCACTGGTTCACAAACCCGGCCGACATCGATTTCTATAACAAGGTGTATGTAAGGTCTACGGCAATCAACAATCTCGTAATCGACAACTTTACAAACATGACCGCATTCGTAAACGCAATGGGTGCTAACGGTGCTACAACCTTGGACATGGCTGGTAGGGAAATTTACAGATTGGATTTGCCAACTTCTGTAAACGAGTTAAGAAATATTCACGTAACCAATTATGCTTCTATTTCTGCAGCTGGTCGTAACATTACAATCAGGAACTGTCAGTTAGACAATGCCGGAATTACTTGTAACCAGTTGTATGTTTACGATTCCAGAATTTACTTCAATAACGAACCGTCACTATCTGCGGCTTGGTTCAATAACTGCGAATTGATTGCTGGAACTCAATTTGTTTCTAAGAGTACCCAGTATATTTGTGAAGACTGTAAGGTAAACATCTCCTTCAAGAGAGTTACAGACAACACCACAAGAGACGGTTATCTTGAATTTACAAGATGTAATTTTGAGAACTGTGCAATCGAGTCTAAGACATTGGTCATGAAGAACTGCGACTGTGACGGTTGCACGATTAAGATTTATCCTTACAAAGATGGCGACGTTTACAGAATGTATTGTAATTTCGAAGGTAATAGATTTATTTCTGGAAATCCTATCGAGTTTACCAAGATTGATCAGATTAACGGTACTTATCAAGATGATGTTTATGAAATCGTTGTTAGTTGGACTATTATGAACAACTTCTTTGCAGGAAATACAGAAGGTTTACGTTGTAGATATTGGCAACATCGCACAGGCTCTAACTACGGTAAAACTTTTATTGCATGGTCTAGCGATAACGCAATCGTCTATAAGGACAATACTGGTGACTGCCCATCTGATACAGCACATGAATTAACTGTTACAAATGGAACTGGTTGTGAAGCCAATTTCTATTGGGCACAGCTTAGCGAAGACGCATATGTAACGTTAGTTAAATCTTACCCGAAACGTGTCATGATGAACCTTAAAGCAAACGCTCAGGCATATCACTGGAATACTGAAGCTATCAACGGTAACGGTTTGGCAATAAGAACCAGATATACAGGTAATGACGGTGGTGCGTTTGAAACTGGTCAGGGATGCTGGATTTATCCATATTCTCACCTCATGGACAATATCGAAAACGGTGACTTGTTCAAGGCTGGATTCAGTAAATGGGGAAAACTCAGAGAAAATGACCCGTCATATTACCCATGGACATGGCGCTTCTTAAAAATCTAAAAAATAAAAAAGAGGGTTAACCACCCTCTTTCTTTTTCTTTCTATAAGCTCGTTGCCATTCATTATAATGTTCACGATTCTTATTTCGCCATCTTTTCATTCTGTTTGTATGATATGTTGTATTATCTATTTCACCATATCTTTCACCTTCTTTTAGATTGTTACACTTATTTAAATTGTTTTCTCTAGCAGTTACCCATCGTAAATTTTCTAATCTATTGTCAGTTCGATTACGATTAAAGTGATCAATTTGATATTCTGGACCAGGTCTAGGATGACCAAATAATTCCATTATTAAACAATGTAATAATTTTTTAACACCAAAATGACTGGTCATATAATAACCATTTCGATCGGTAGAAGGCACAAATTCTTCACCAGTTTTAATTTTAAAAAGTTTACCATCCTCTCTAAGGATTAAATCTCTATTAATTTTAACTTGACGCATAGTATAATAAATATAATAAAGATAACAGGTTTTGTAAACCCAAGGAAATGCAAACATGAATTTAGTACCACTTTTTGAAGAAGCGCTAGAATTCCAAAATTATAATGGAACTGTGCTTTCTAATGGTAAAGTTGCGGTTTTCTATATTGGCCGTACACGTTTAGCAGATATTTTTAACGACATAGAAGGTTTGTCTCCTGCAGAAAATCCAAGAGTTTTAGATAACCTCGGCATGGGACCGATTTATGTAAATCCGGCATTTGACTATGAAATGGTCGTTTATGATGCTTACGACAATGAATTGTTCTCTGTAAAGAAATATGTGCTTTCTAAAGGTGAACATTCTACTGCAAACGTTGTAGTTACACCATCTGAACATATTGCGGTATCTGCTTGGACTATTGGTGACGTCCAGGTCTATATGCCATATCTTGTTGGCGAAGTAGGTAAGGTTTACGAAGGTATTGAACCTATTGTAGTAAACAATGACGTAAACAGAATTTCGGCTAATCATATCCCGCTTGGAGTTCAAGACCCATTATATTTCGTAGAAGACTCAGAAACAGCCTGTATTATCGGTTGCTCAGCTCAGACAGAAATTCCTGCTGAACTCTCTGGTAAATGGGACAATGCAGCAGACACCGTTATAGCAAACAGTGCACAGTGGGCAGAAGGAACAGAATATGAAGCAGGATCTTACGTTGATATTGACGGTCATACTATTAGTGTTACTGGTCTCACTCCTATACCAGCTGATACAGCTAGCACTGGTCTGGTAGCCTCAGTAAGTGCAGACATTACAGCCATGATTCCAGACACCTCTGACATGGCTACGCAAACATGGGTTAACGAACAAGGCTTTCTCACAGCACACCAAGATTTGTCAGACTATGCCAAAACAGAAGACCTCACAGCCTACCAGGAAAAGGGAAATTATTACTCTGCTTCTAACCCTGACGGGTTTATCAATTCAGATGCTATTTCTGCTATGGCTACTACTGGTTTTGTAGCTGACGTTAGTGCTGATATTACCGCTTTGATTCCGACTGGTGATTATCTTACAAAAGAAAGTGCAGATACTCTTTACCAACCAATAGGCAATTATCAGACTGCCGGCAATTATCAGACTGCTGGTAATTATGTCAGTGCTTCCGAATTAACCGCATACGCTACTACCTCTTTAGTTTCTTCTGTAAGTTCTACAATAACCGGAATGATTCCGACAGGTGATTTCGAACTCGTTGGTGGTACTAATATAGAATTAGTTGATGATGCTGTAAACCATACTACAACCATTAACATGACTGCAGACATCCCTTCTACTGCAGGTTTGGCTACTACTGCCCAGTTAGCTGATGTAAGTGCAGATATTACTAGTCAAATTCCAACTGATCTCTTTACTAAAGCAAGTGCTGATACTCTTTATTACCCATTGAATAGTAACCCAAATGGTTATTTGACTGCTCATCAGGATTTAAGTGATTATCAGACTACTGCAGGAATGACAGCCTATGCGACTGTTGAATCTTTAACTGCAAAACAAGATGCTGGTGATTATTTAAGTGCAAGTGACAGTGCAAACTTCTTGTTAACGTCTGATTCTGGTAACTTCTATCCGATGAATGAAAATCCGTTGGGTTACTTGACTGCTCATCAGTCTCTGGCAGACTATCAGTTGACTGCAGACATGACTGGTTACTTGACTACTGCTGATTCTGCAAACTTCTATACGACTGCCAACGAAAGCGGCTTTATTTCAGAAGTTCCTGATACTTATTTGCAAAATACTGACTTGACAATTAGCGACGGAAAGATTACCGAAATTTCTGGTGTTCCATTGTCAGCAGGTGACGAATTTCCTCAGAGTGCTACAGAAGCCATCGGTTACGTAACGGCTACTTCTGCAAATATCGATTCTACAATCGACAATGTTTCGTCTAATAGCGGAGCATGGGGTGGTAGTGCTTTGCCTATTAGTGCTGGACCTGGAATTAAATTCGAGATGGTAGATAATACGCTTGTGGCTTCTACTGATGAAACGGTGCTGTGGAGTAGTGCGCCAAC